TTTGGTACACTCTACACATAGTTACGTGTCTATTTATTATTGTAGGTAATGGTAGGTTGTTAGGATTGTGGTGATTAGTTTCGTCTGGACAGTATCTGTCCTATTCTTTTACCTTTTCTCAAGTGATTAACTTCAGGTTCTTGTTCTTGCATTTCCATGACAGTTAATCCATGCTTCTCCATGTAATACTCATCTGCTAGTTTTCTTTTCTCATTACCTATTTTTAGCCATTGTGCTCTATCAAATGCAGTAAAGGCTTTGCCTTCATCTTTAGCCTCTCTTCTAGCTTCTATCTTTCCTATTCTTGTAGATATCTTTCTGAATCTAGCTAATCTTCTTTTCATCATAATTCTTTTTTTGATGTCTGAAGCATTCTTATATCTATCTGTTTCAATTAATTTAGATACTTCATTCTCTACGTACTTACCCATGTATCTTTTAACAAAAGAGTCTGCCTCTTTGTCTCCTGTAGACGGAACTACCATATAATTCTCAAGTCCTAAGTCTACCAATTCTTTTTCTATAGGTGTTCTTTGTTGTTCTTTTCTTAAACCTGTAAGCTGAGTTCCAAGTGGGTCTTGTCTATATATAGGACCTTCTCTCGTTGGTATCTCAACATCATCAAATCCACCATACTTGGAAGCAAAAGGTAAGTTACGTGCAATAGTATTACTGAAAGCACTCAAGCCTCTTTCATCTGCACCTGTTCCTTCAATCTTATTGAAGTCTTTTAGTCTAGCTTCTTCTTTATCAAAAGCAGCAACAACATCTCTAACAACTCTACCCGGAGTTAGTGCTCCACCTACTAGCTCTCCTACATATCCACCTACGTATTCTGCTAGTTTTTCTCCTGTAACATCTGTTAATCCTGATGGACTTCTAACATTTCTAAAAAATGAATCAATCATATAAGAACTTGCACCTGTTCTAAATTGTGAGCCTGTCAATCCCTCTAGTAATGTTTTAGTATTAATCTTATCAAGCTCATTATTATCCCACTTAACTATGAGGTCTGCAACCACAAGATAAGGTGCAAGAGGAAAGAAAGGTCTCATATCTGTGGTTCTTCCATCCTCAGTTTTACTTTCATACCATCTTACATCTTGGTTATTTGCTCTATGATTAATGGCAGCCATCAGTGCAGCATAGCCAACTATACCTTTAGAGAATTGCTCTCTTGCTTTTTCAAAGTTTTTAGCACCTGCATCCAACTCACCTCTCATATATTTTAAAGCACCACCTGCACTATTAAATGTAGCACCAACAAAACTAAGAGGACTATATTGAAACTGAAACTGCATGGCATTAGCCATAAATCTAGCAAATGGAAATGCACCTGTACCTACAGGAACACCTACAAGTCCGGGCAAAGGTCCTAGCTTCTCATTGAATCTAATAAAAACATTTGCAATGCCATCACCTACATACTTCTTAGAGTTTTCTTTAGGCATACGAGAGAATGTAAATGCTACTGCATCTTCCACTGCATCACCCACTAATTTAGTAGGTAGCACTTTTCCCTCTCTATAGACTTCATCTAAACTTAATCCCATTCTTCTAAGTTTCTTATCTATTGATGCAGTAAAAACACCTCTTCTAAAAAATGTATCTTGCATAATATTAAGTTTATTTAAACCCATTGTAAACTTAGATAAGGTTTCAGTTCCTGATACTTCACCTGTAGTTCTATTTAAAACTTTTAAAAGTTGGGGATTATATTTTAACATAGCTTCTGCAATGTCACCTGCTTGATTATTGTCTATCGTATAAGCTAATAATCCAAAAGCATCTCTTCCTATATCAGTAAGTCCTTGAGTAAACTTACCCTTTGCTATGTCATCTGCTGCTCTACCACTAATAAGAGAGTCAAATGCTCTACCTGCATGGTACAAACTTGACTCCATTAAGTTGTAAGCAGACTCAAATCCTAATCTTACAACACCTGTTGCCACGTTACGCACTGTCGTAGATACCTGCGTAACCATAAGTGCTCTTCTTTCTCTATCAAGACGTTGCATCACTTGAGCAAACTTACCTGTGTAAGAGTCACCTTCTTTGCCAAATGTATTCTCGTATAATTCTTTTATCTTAGGGTCTGCATCTTTGTATCCTTTTAATAGTTTACCTATTGGACTAGCAGCAGTTAGTATACTACCTGCTTCACTAAATGATGTGAATGTAATCTTAGCAAACTGTTCTTGAGATAACCCTGCTCTTGCTATAGCACCATCTAATAAATCTGCATCAATTTCTTTAAAGTCTTCTAATCTATTTAGAATGTTTCCTATAGCCTCTGATGCAGTTTTTTTACCTGCTTTATATTCTGCCAAGAAGTCATCGAACCTACCCTTTGGGTCTTTCATCATGTCTTCTACCACCTCTGTAGCAAACTTACCTACTCTGTGTATAATATCTTTCTTTACTTTTTTATCTAAAGCATCTAGATTTGATAGGTCTAAGTTAGGGTCTACAGAATCTAATATTCTTCTACCCTCTGTTGGGTCAAAAGATATATCGTCTGCATTAGCAGTAAACTTACCTGCTAATACACCTTCACCTTTTTCCATTTTTGCTATATCACTTTTTATAGTTTTGGCATCTATTTCTATAGCTCTTTTAACACCTTCTTTTCCTAAACTTTTAGTTAATGCTAAACCTATACCACCTACAAGTCCTGCACCTAATACTGCACCTCCGATTATTTCACCTGCAGTAGCATCCCCTTCTCTTAGTTCTGCTGCTTCTTCAATCTCTGACTCTGCTTGTACATCGTAAGCACCACGTAATCCCTCTACTCCTGCTTCTACTAACAATGGTTTTTTAACTGCTTGAAATCCTATTCTTCTAGATTGTTCTAGAGCACCTTTCTTTCCTACATCTAATAAGGCTTTTTGAGCTAGTTTAGTTGCACCTAAAGATGCTACTTTAGCAGAACCAAAGCCTATTACAGTGAGAGGGTCAGAAAGAAATGATACTGCGTAATCAGTTAAAGCACTCAATGCTCTATCTCCACCCTTCTCATAAAAGTTAGGCAGTCTTTGTATATCTCTGTATAATGCACCAAACTCTGCTTTATCATTATCTGAAGCATTACGCACCCAATCAACCTGACTGGCTAGGTCTAGTGTGTTTGCATTAAACTGTCTGTAGTGTGTGATAAATCTTCTGACATAATCTTTGTCACTCTCGTCTTCCATTTGTAGACCTGAATCACCAAATCTTTTCTTACCATAAGAACGCAGAGTAGCTAAAAAGTTTTCATCTTTAGAAAACTCATCTAGAGTTTTTACTCTATCTACTTTAGTTTCTTCTGCATATTCAGGATTTAAAACGAGGGAGGTTTCTTCGGGGGGTTTTGCGTCTTCTTCATACTTATCTAAAAAGGATAAAGCATCATCCTCTTCAGGTTTAGTTTGAATATCTTCTTCTTGTTCATACTTATCTAAGAATGATAAGTTATCTTCTTGCACTGGAGTAGTTGTAATTGTATCTTCTTCTTCATATTTATCTAGGAAAGATAAATTGTCTTGTGCTTTTTGCATTAGTTTTACCCTCTGCTTTTACCTTTTCTTGCAACACTCCTGCTTATATTCTGTTGAGTTACTGTATCTTTTTGAGTATCAAAGAACTTCTTCAAATTATCATCAGATATTTTATTTTTCTTTTCTTCTTCATACACTTCTTTTATCATACCACCTATTCTACTTAAATAATCCTGACTAGATTCAGTTTCTTTTCTAGGATATTTAATAGATATTAATCTGAACAATTCAGCTTCTGGCATTGTTGGATACACACCTCTTATTTGTTTTACTACATTTACATTTACTTCAGGACTACTCTCGACAATATTATCTAACTGTGCTTTTTTACCCTGTGGTTTGTCAACTATGTCTTCTTTTTCTTTAGGTGTTCCTACATATTTTTGTAAGTCAAAAGCCTTTAAGAAAGATTGACTATCTGCACTATCATCTATTAGATTACCTTTTCCATCCACTAATCCTGATACGTAATCTTTATCCCATGCTTCCATTTTGTTATCAAAATACTGTTTAGCTTCTTCATCAAAGATTCTCTCTCCATCATCATTAAGTATACCATCTGTTTTACTATATTGAAGACTCTTCTCATACTTATTTCTAGCATCCTTATAAAGGTTCTTCATCACTGTTAAAGTTTGACCTTTATCTTTGTCAGCTTCTTCTCTTAATTTTGTAGCTAATACAGTGGCACTAACATTATTCATGTTTGCTACTTGCTTAGTTATTATCTTTTGAGCATCCTCTAGTTTCTTTCTTTTCTGTGCAAAGTTAGGGTCGTTAGGGTCTAAATCTATTATAGCCTGAGTATTATTAGCATACATACCTTGTACGTCTTTTACATCTTTCTTTAGGTTCTGAAAGTTTATAGTTCCTGTACCATACTTTTGCACAGTTTCTTGGAACTCTTCTTTTGTGCTAGGTAATAAACCTGCCTGTTCATATTGTGCTCTTGCTTGAGTATATGCTCTGCTAGGGTCTATACCAAATAACTTAGCACCTTCACTTCTAACACTCTCTGAAAACTTAGGTGCAGATATAGTTCTTAATTTAGCTAATCCTTTTGCTGCATCTGCTACACCTTGAAAGCCTTGCTCTTCATTTGCTGCAGTGTAATCATATGCTTTACTCATATCCCCACCTAATCTTTTATGTGTAGATAGTTCCTTGTACATAGTATTATAATGCTCATCTCCACCTGCAACAATAGACCTAGCTTTATTAAATCTAAATGGGTCGTTAGGGTCAAATAATTGTGCTATAGAAGTTATTTGTTTCTCCACTTTTTCTTTATCGTCTTGAAACTTCTTTCTATTTTCTGCAGCCTCTGCTACTTGTCTATCAAGAATAGTTCTAGTACGGAGCTTTACTTCTCTTTCTTGCTCATCAATATCTTCTACTATCTGCGAAGCAGCACCACCTAAAAATGCACCAAAGTTAAATCCCATTATGCTCTCCTTGCCATAAGACCCATAGGCTCTTCATCTGTTTCTTCTTCTGTATCTTCTTCTTCAGGCATATCCTCAACAGTCATACCTTTTATTTTATTTAACGCAGACTCTAATACTGCATCGGATGGTCTATCTAATTCTGATTTTTCAGGTTCATCACCCATGACATAATTAGTATCTGTTTTTTCTGCAAGTGTTTTCATAATCTCTATTAATATGGGCATAATTAATATACCAACATCTATGTTATGCACACCTTGTAAAACTGCACCAAGTTGCATAGAATTAGCTATTGTAGATAAAGGTATACCCATCTCTATAATAGATAATAGCTCTTGCACTATCTCAGAATTGTCAAATCTTTCTAAGTACCAATCCATAGATTCTTCTACAGTATTAAACTGTGGTGGATTCTGCCAAGGTCTAGCTCTTAGTTCGTGTGTAAGTGACTGACCCGGAATAGGTCTACTTAATGATACTTGGTCTACATCACGCATTATTATAATCCTTAATATCTTGTATGTATCTTGCAACACGCATAGCTACATCTACATTAGGTCTGTACTTTCTACCTTTTGTAGACATTGTTTTAGACAGTAGACCACCTTTAGGCTCTTCTATAGGCTCTACTTTCATTTTTCTAATTTTATTATATACATTTAAAGATGGGTTTGTTTCCATTATCCGAATAATCCTCCACCACCAAACATTGAACCTGTTACAAACTTACCAATTAAACTACCAAAAGCAGAGGAAGAGTTATAATCATTCTTCATTTCTTGTATATTCGTTTTATTGTCTGCTGCTAGTTGTGCAATAGCAAGTTCAATTACACGACTTCTTTCATTTTCTGCAGAAGTCCATGCCCATTCCATAGTATCACCATAATATTGCCACAGATTATTATAGGCTTGATTACTTATACCTAATATATTCTGAGCATTCAACTCATTGGCTCTATTAATAGCTACAGTATCTGCAGTAGCTAACTGTCTTCTCCAATTAGCATTAGCTTGTGCAATAACTAATTGATTCTGTGCATTGAATTGGTCACGTTGATTATTAATCTCTGCGTTAAATCTTTCTATAGTATTAGCCTGACCTGCATTAAACTGCTCTTGTGCATTCATCTGTGTTGCATTAAACTGATTAGCTTGTTGCCCTAATGATGCAAAGAATTGGTCAACTTGATTCTGTGAAGTAGCATTAAACTGTCTTGCTGCATTCTGAGCAGCTTGGTCTGTAAACAAAGATTGTATCTGTTGTTGTGCTCCAAACATATCTGCTTGTTGCCTATTAGAAAGATTAGCCATGTCCATTTGTAGAAATGACTGTGCATTCTGCACTGCAGACTGTTGTCTTGCATTTAAATTAGCACTGTCCATACTTGCTAATGCAGATGCTTCTGCCATTGTTAATGCTTGTCTATTAGATAGATTATTTAAATTCATAGTCTGAGCAGCACGAGAGTTCTCTAAAGCTACCTGTTGTTCTGCAGTAAAGTTTCTGTTTGCTATATCTGCTATCTTTGCAGCATTCTGAACTTTAGCTTGAAACCCTTGGTCAAACTCCTGTCCTATAAATTGTGCTCTTTGTTGAGCAGCTAACATTGCTCTTTGTTGTCTGTTAGATAAATTTTGTGTTTCAAAAGCAGCAACAGTTCTAGCATCTGCCTGTGCTACAGGTAGTGCAGATTCCATTGCAGCTTGAACAAGTGCCTGTCCTGCAATACTAGAAGCACCTAAACCTCTTTGTTGCATAACTGCCTGTACACCTCTGATTGCTCCTGCTGCCCAAGCAGGTGGGTTTGTTGCATCAAAGTCTGCAGTTAGTGTAGCAAGTTGTCCTGCCACAGTTGCTTTATCTGTTGGAGATGCAGTCGCTGCCTGAACTTGCTCAGTAAATGCTTTTGCTTTTTCTGCATTAGCAGTTGGTGATACTAATTCACCTGCCTGTATCTCTCTTTGCACAGGATTAGTCATCTTAGTAGCAGTGCCTTGAGCAGCAGTTAAGTTAGCCACAGAAGTTCCTACCTGTTGTTGTGCCTGTACTTGTGACCTTGCTCTTTCTTGGTCAGTTACTTGAGCACCTTGTATTGTTTGCAATGCTTCTTGAACTTGTGGAGTTACTGCTTGTGCTTGTAATTGTTGTGCTTGAGTTTTAGTTTGTTGTTGTGCAGTTGCAGTTCCTGCTTGTGCTGCAGGTAATGCTACTTGACCCTGCACACCTATATTAGTAGGTATAAACTGTCCTGTCGTAGGTGTAACACCCACAGGTTGTACTTGAGCACCCATAGGTAACTGAGGAGCAGTAGCCATTTGTGCAGATATATCTCCTATTGTAGCATTAGGGTCAAACGTAGCACCCGGATTCTGCACAGTAGGTAATGTAGTAAAGTTTTGTTTTGGTGGTGGAACAAACGCACCTACGTCTTCTTGCTTCTGTGTTTGAACAGTGCCACCCTCTGCCATCTGTATAACATCTTGTTGCTCTAAATCTTCGATGTACTTCTGTTGCATATTTAATGCATTTATAAGCATATCTTGTTCAGGTATAGCTTGATTCAATTCCACTATTTAGCTCCAATTAATATCTTATCTAACTTATCTTCTAATCTTTTCATTGCATCCATGATGTCATGCATATCTTCTTTAACATCATCTTTACGTGCATATTCTTCTCGTGTCTTATTTAATAATATCTGTAATCTCTTTACTTCGCCAAACATCTTGTTGAATGCCCAACCGAATGGTACAACGACCATAGTTAGGATGATGTTCCAAAATAACATTGCATCTATTTCCATCTTTACTCCGTTGGTTTAGTAGGAAATGAGAATCCATTGTCAGACATACTCGTGTATGTTTTGGTAATATCTCTTAATGCTTGTCTATAAGTCTTCCAAGCAGTAGGCATCGTTACATCTGAATTAGCCATCCAATCTGTTTCTGCTAATAAACTGTTTCTCTCTTTTCTAAGTTGAAGCAAGTCTCTTGCAGATTTACCTTTTTCCCATTCTACATCTTGAGCTTGTAATTCTTTTATCTCTTTATCTGTTAAATCAACTCTGACACCATCTACCATTTTATGTGTATAAGTCATACTGATTGTACTCCATATAAATTAAATACTCCAGTTTCTATATTACCTGAAGAGAATGAAAATTTTATATTATTAAATGCAGATGTATTAGTAATATGAAATCCACCATACACATGACGAATACCTGTTGCGTTACTGTAACCAGAATAATGCCACCATCCGTTTCGTCTCTGTCCTGTCGTAACATTATTACTTAAATTAGGCATCCACAATTCTAAGGTGCTACCCACATTTGCACTGTCATCAAAATTAGGTCCTAAAGTTAAAAAAGCAGCATTATTGCTATCGTTTGCTATACTGTCTACACTAGCAGCATCCATTCTAAAAGCTAAATAACTAGCATATATACTGCTACTTATGTAACTGCTACCTGAGTCTGTAGAAAATTCTAACTTCGCATCTACATCATCTGTTACAGGGACTAGACCAATTATTTCTAAACGATAATTATCATAATTACCAACAGTCATACTTACGTTAGCAGTATTAGATGTCGTTGTAGAAGATATTAAATTATTAGTAATACCTCTTGCTAAATCTGCTGATTTACTCATGCTAAGTCTCCAAATACTGCAAATCCGTGTTGTAAATCGGTTGCACTTGTTCCAATAAAACCTCTACCACCATGATTAGAAGCAGTCCTAGTTACACACGTAGAAAATCTATCACCTGCACCTGTATCACAAGCAGATACTACAGAGTTGGCTGTATCAGATGAAAAAGCATTTGAATAAGCACAAAGAAAAACTCCTACGGCTGAATCTGTTATAGACGATACATTAGTAGAATTTTCTAAAGTGTCTGATGCTTGTAAATATGAATAGACACATTTAGCACTACCTTTGTTAATTGTAGATACAGCAGTAGAGTTATTACTACTTGCATCTGTTATTGTGTTTACTCTTAATATACTAGCCATTATGCGAGGTCTCCGTGTACGTTAACACCAATCTTTGTCCAATCATTTGCTCCACCATTTGTTGAACCTGCTGCATATACTCTTACACTACTAGCACTATATGTTCCACTATGCGTGGTGATTAAACCTGCATTGTCATTTGCAGAACCTGCTACAGTATAGTTAGCATTTCCCATATTGTTACTAGGAATGACTTGGTAAGAACCAGTACCTGCATCAGTAATACTGCCCACGTTAAAACTATCGTTAGGTGTCATATCTCCACTACCATCAAAATTAACCCATAATTTAGCCAACCCTTGTTGCAGATTAGTTGTTGTACTATTGCCTTCACCTGTAACATCTATAGAACCTGCTGTGGTTACACCTGTAAATTTATCTACTTTAAGTTCACTAGCCATTATGCTAAGTCTCCTAATACATTAAATGATTGCAACTCGCCATCTCTTTGTGCTTGTGTATAATCATCTACACATAACATTCTTAATACACTTGCACTTGGAGGATTATCATGGTCAACTGCTATGTTTGTAGTTTGTCCACCTGTGTCTTTCACAGTTCCACAAGGCACACAGTAATTTGCACTATTCATGTTATTAGTTATTGCAAAAGAATAATCACCAGTTCCGTTGTCAGTAATAGAACCAAAATTAAAAGAGTCAGTTATTGCAGCAGTACCATCACCTTCAAACAAACACCATGCTTTAGTTAAACTTTGCACAGTATTCTGTGATGCACTACCACCATCAGACACATAGGTTGAAGTATTACCTATCTTAACATTCGTACCACCACTACCTGCTTTATCTACAATGGTATCTACATTTAATTGTGAACTCATACGATACTCCAATAACCATTAACAGTAACTGTCGCTGATTGTGTTATAGGACCTGCTGATAATCCATTCGTTGTTGAACTGATTGTTATGTCTGCACTTATAGTCTGTCCGTTTGTTCTGATGATACTATTGTTGCCTAAAAATGGATACCTGTCATCTGATTCAGTTTTAGTGTAGGTTTGATTTACGGAGAACACATCGTAAACAATCATCTCTACTATGTCATTTAACGTTGCACCTGTTGCTAGAACAACACTTGTACCACTTGTTGCAGTATAATCTGTTCCTGCTTTGAGTAACACACCATTCTGATACACATCCATGTACAAACTATCTGTATA